TTTGCAGTAGAACCATCAGGTATAGCCAAACTAAATATTTGGCATGGAGCGTCTGTAATTCCTGATATTTTTTGCATAACTTAAGGATTTCCTGTTGTTATTGGTTTATTTAAACCAGAAGCCATTTTCCAATTTTGTAATAATTGATCTTGGGCTTGTGTGGTAATTTGTTGTTGAGCCGTATTGCCTTGAACAAATGGATTAACTTCAAATTCAGCAGCCCCTAGCCTTCCTACAACTGTACTTGTTTGGCTTATAACTTCTCCAGCAAATCTTAACTTTTTAAATGTTATAGAAATATATGTAAGATTTTCCGTGGTCTCATCTTGCATTGGTTCGCAAGACTCAATAGCCATTTGAGTTAAAATACCCCAAGGTGTCTCAACTGTAAATATTTGGCGACCTTTCCATAATTGATACAAAAATCCCACAATCTGCTCTTGTCTTGTTTCTAAAGATGCTTGCTGATTATTTTTACCCTGATTTCCAGCACCTAGATAATATTGATAAAGACTTGTTACGGCTGGAGCTACTGAATTAACAGTAGGAGCGGAAGATTGAGCAATAGCCTGCAAAGTACCTTCAGTAAATGTAGGTTGAAGATTTGATACTAAAGGCAATGCAGGATTGTTTTGAGTAGGTGCTCTTGAAGTTAATGGCTGCTGATAAGCTATGATACCTATGATGCCTTTTAGAGTTACTTTTTCAGGATACAAAGATATTTGATCGTGAATAGCGGTATTATCTTCAACCCAATGATCTGTAATTTCAGACCTAAATTCCATACGTTCTTCGCCACGAATATCGAATACAAGTCCAGCAATACCATTAGGCAATGGAGACGGATAAGCATACACAAGATCCTGAGCTAAACTCAGATTATCAAATATGCTAGGATTGTCGCTTGGTATGGTATTTGTTGCCATAGTATTATGTTACAAAAGAGCCAACTGAACTTAAATCAGATACTAAAGAATGTTGATCGTTCATATGCTTTCTAATGGCAGCAGCAGCATAATCTGCAACTGCTTTAGGATCTTTTGATCCATCAATATTCATAGTAACATTAACAGTTTTTTGACTTGATATAGTTGATTTATTGCCACCTTGTGTTGGTACAAATAAACTTTTCAAGACTGAATCTTCTAAGTTAGTCCACCAAGGAGCACTTTTTGATGTATTTGAAGTAGATGATGGCGTAGATAATGTTGCATTAGATGTAGCTAAATTTTGAGCATTTTGCTCAACTGCTGAACTATTTTTAAATTCACCAAATTTATTTTTAGAAGTAGATCCTGATGTCCATTGACCTATCCATTCTAAAGCAGCAATTATTTTATCTAAATAAGGCAATCCTTTTTTAAATGCATTAGCCATCCAATCATCTAAACCTGATTCAGTAAAATCATCTATATATCCTAAGATTGTAGCCAAATCATTAATTGTTTGCGATAAAACTTCAGTAAAGAATTTTACAAATGGCGTAAATAATCTAGCTATGTTTATTCCTAAAGCAGAAAAGTTTGCACTTAGCTGACCGCTTGCTTGGTTAAGTTTATCAAAAGACTTAACTGCGGTATCTGATAATCTTAATTTTCTATTTAATTCATCTAATTCAAGATTGTCTCTACGAAGGAATTGAAACATTTCTTCCGAAATGCCAAGTTGCGATGTAAGCAAACGAGCCATGCCCGGAGCCATACCACCGCTTTCTTTAATTCTTTCGTGTATTTCCCAAAGTGCTTTATTTGGATCTTGATTAGGATTAATTCCTAATAATGCCCAAGGTGCTATGTTTCCTTGCCCTAATGCTATTTGAGCTTGTGCAGTTTGTATGCTTTTTAATGAATTAGCTACTTCAGCACCATTAACCCCTGCCTTGGCAGCAGCATATTGCCATTGTTGTAATTCTTGTGTTGAAAGACCTGTAGCTAATTTAAATTTAAATAACTGTTCTACAGTTTGTGTAGCCCAATTAGATAATTTAACTAAACCTGCAACCGCACCTATAGTAACTGCACTAAATGCTACTGCTACTGCATCAAGTTCTCCAAAAGTTTGAACAAGATCCATTACAGAAACATTACCTTCTGCAAATTTACCTAATAATTTTCCTTGTTTAACTATCTCTTTATCTGCGTCTTTTTCTTCTTTTAGACGTAATTTTTCTAAAGTTAATTTTTGCTTTAACTTTTCTTTATATGATCTTTCTTCAATCCTTTGAGTGCGTATTAATTGACGCTCTTGATCCTTGGCTTGCTTATCGGATTCTTTTTGAGCCTTATCAGTTTCTTTTTGAGCAAGTTTTTGTTGCTCCATATGCATCTTAAATAATGCAAGAGGAGGGCCTATTCTTTCTTCGTCAGGAAAGGCAGACTTTTTCTTTTGATCTGCTTTATCCTTGGCTTTGCTTTCTTTAACAAATGGCTTTAAAGCAGCAGGTACTTGTAGCCTTTTTAATGACTTTTCTACATTAGCAAGATTTGCAGCTAAAGCATTAGCTTGTGTAGCTGCTGCATTTAGTTGTTCGGTGACTGCCTTGAGGTCTCCAATTTTAGAGACATCAAAGCCAATCTTTACGAAGAAATCTGCAATTTTAGTTCCTGAAGCCATTACCTTTGATCCTTGTTAAGTTCTCTTTCCGTTTCTTCTATTTCAGCCTGACAAATATGGAAATGCCATGCATCAAGAACCAAATCAGTAGGCATTTCTAAAATTTCGTTTAGAGTGCCTACTCCTTTACTGTTTAGCTGAAGGGCAATTCTAGTTTCAGGATTTAGTTCGTCTCTGATTTTTGCTCGGTTCCATTGACTGCTGGTTCGCTTGGGGTTGATAACAGCGATCCGAGGTTTTTGAAAAAAGGGATTAGGTTATTGGTCGCCACCTCCCAAGCGACAGGAAGAAAGTCTGCTCTATTGGTTTCAGATTCAAATGTGGCTTCAGTTATCTTCAAGCCAGCACTATCATTAACTCCTTTATAAGTGCATGATTGCATACACTTCCAGATTTCTGCCTGTACTTCCTCAGAAGTAGCAACTTTGAGTACTGCATCTTTGATCTGGCTTGGTTCAAGCTGGAAAAAAGATTGTAAATCAAAGCTGCCACCTGTTTGCCCAAAAGGAACTCCAATAAGTTCCTTGAATACAACATTCCATAATCTCATGCCTTCTTTAAATCTTGCGATTTGAAAGCCGAGTACTGCGCCACTAGATAGGGGGATATCTTTCATAGAATTATACTGCTAGGCTAACTGTAGATGAGGATACTTGACGTTCAACTTTCGCAAAACGTAATTTCCAAATAGTAACGCCTTGGTCTGTATCGCCTTCTACGTTGCTCTTAACTTCTGGGATAGATTGGATAACACCACCAGTTAAGACATAAGAGTCTGAAGTGATATTGCCGTTACCATCACCGATTTGTTTAGTAACAACTGCTTCCATTGTAACATATGAAGCAGGGTCAAAAACAAATGCACGATATTGTGCGTTGATATATTGGTCATTAAAGCTACCACGAATAAAACGAAGAGTTAATTCGCCAAGTTGACCAGTTGCGCTGAAAGCAATAACGGTATTACCGTTTTTGCCCGGCTTCATCTGCACTAATTCGTTTGGTAGTGTTAAAACGCCAACATCGCCATCGGCGAAGTCGCGTTGTAGTGTTCCGTTGATGTTAATAACATCACTTCCGTTTAGAGAGATTTCCATGACTTATAAGATTAATAGTTAATGTAGATAATTCCGTTTACGCTTTGGATTGCACCAGCGTACTTGATAGCAATTTGAAGTACTGGAGCTATGCGAGCTTGGCGTTGAGCATCTAATTGTTGAGATACTGGCAATGAATAAACATAATATCCAAATTGTGAGATATTAGCTTTTAATGATGCTGGATTACCAAATGTAGTTCCAGTCCATGCACCCGGTGCTAAGAATCCATTATTAACTGCTTGTGCAAGAACTCCAGATACAACATTTTTTAATGAAGTCATACCAGCTTCTGTTTGTGGAATTTTTGTAGGTGTTTGTCCTAAAAAGTTAAAGCAAGCTACTTGTAATGCACCTAATAACCAAGTGAGATTGTAAACATTATCTGAATATCCATTTCCGCCAGTTGAAACAACTTCAGGAATACCTTGGACATAAGCATAATAATCTACACCAACTGTGTTACATTGATTTGCTACAGTTTGATTAATTAACGGATCAGGAGTAATACCAGTTAATTGCTTCAAATTCATTGTAATCGTTGTATTGGAACCATTGAAGTTAGTTCCTTGTAAACGAGAAGCATAAGCAGCAGACATTAACTGAGCCATTACCACGCTATTGGTATTAATCATTAAGCGTGTCTGTGTGCAACTATTTGATTGGATGGTATAAGACATACCACCGCTATAAATGTCTGTTAACAGATTTGTTGGAGCATATAGCAATGAAGGCGGATTTAAAGCCTGTACTGTATTAGCAGCAGCAATAACATCACTTGAGCTAAATGCGCTACCAGTACCTTGGCAGTAAATAATTCCACCAGTGTAGTTAGTTGTAGCAAAAGCATTAATAGCTTGTGTTAATGTCATGCCAGATGCCATTGGATAAATGAACAACTGACCGCCACCTGTTAAAATATTAGGTGTTTGGCTAAATACTGATACTGCCATTTGATAAGTTTCAGAAGAAGTTCCGAATACTGTACCAACGCTAATTGGATCAACAAATACGCCAAATCCACTTGAAATTACTACAGTTGGATTGCTTGTATAACCGCTACCACCATCAACAACAGTAAATCCTGTTACTGCACCGCCAGCTACTTGAGCCGTTACAGTTGCTGGTTTAAAATTAGCACCTGATCCACCACCAATAAGAGTTACTATAGGAGGAGTTAAATATCCTGTACCGCCACTAACGAGTGCAATACCTGTTGATGGATTAATTGTGCCTGCCGTTTCAGTAGCAGTTGCTGCTGCACCATAGCCATATACTGTATTGCCTGATATAGGCGTGTCTCTGGTAAACAATGTTAATGAATTAACATTATACGCAGGAAGTGCAGCTCCGGGGAGTTGCACTGTAAAATTAACGAAGTCTGAGATACTAATCGACATAAGATTTATACGTTAAGGTTGAGTTATAAGTTCTGGAGATCCTGCAAATGAATCGTAATAATCCACTGGGAGTGTTCTGCCATAAGCAGAAAGTACATTAAAAGTTAAAGCGTAGCGAGTTAGCCGAGAAGCTCCTTCGCCCATAGAAACATCATTGAAAGTTGTAGGTTGATTGCCAATTTTGAATCCATATTTCTCCTGCATTTGTTCAGCCTGAGTGGAATTTAATGCAAACACTATTTCGTGCCTACGAGCACGGGCATCATTATTCCTAGACATGATTTGTATGGAATAGATTTCCTGTGTGTTTTGCGTCAATACCTCGTTCAAAACAGGAGTCTGTGGTTGGTCTAATTGAGTACTAGGGATTGTTCCTTGTTCGTAACCTGTGCTGGTTCCGTAAAGTCTTTCACCCTTAATACCAATAGCTACAAAAATGCCATCATCAGGCGGTATAGGTACACGCTGATTGTAGGTAACAACGTGGTTGTTATCTAAGGCAAGTTGATCCTTTATCAACTTAACAAGTAAATTGATGATTTCAGGTTTCGGTTTCACTTGTATAATCCTGCACTAGTTTATATTTATAATAACCGAAATTCTGAAATTGCCATTTGTGCATTACACGAAATGGAATTGAGTTAATGACAACTTGATCGTTGGTTTGTAAGTTTGGATCAGTTACGCAAAACAAGTTGTAATGTCTCCAAGAACGCTCACCTTCCCATTTTAATTCAAGTTTCTGGCCTTTTTCTGGTGTAAGGAAGCCCTGAGTCTTAAACTCGCGAGAAACTGTTATAGCGTCGCCTTCTTTGATTCTTACGCTATTAATAAGCATAAGCATTGGTTGCGACCAACCTTGAACAGTATAATTAGCCTGCGGAGCCGTATTCGTGTAAGTAAGATTTTTCTTACCAGCACTAATAATAGGGCCATTAACTACTGGAAATTGTGCGATAGGGGTAATCATTTGACCACCTCATATCCAAATGAATTCTTTAACTGACCTGTATCATCAAGAGGTGTAATATCAAAGTTTCCTCTAGCTTCACGGCGTTCAATGGTTAAAGGAGCGATGCCTGCCCATTTTTTAGGCATACCTGCTTCTTGGAAGTTTTCTTGTATAACTTCTACTGCCTTAATTCCTACAAACTCTATTAATGGATCTAATGGCGTAAAACTACCCATATCGCCTTGATACGTTTTAAGTTTTGCAGGCAAAAAAGCAGGTATAGCTAAACGCATAATAGGACGTTCAGGTATTTCGATTTGTACATCGTTACCTTCATCATCCATGCCATTAATAAATCCACCAAATTCGTGTACTTCTGCAATCTGTGAGTTTGTTTGAAAACCATCATCACGATCGTTTTTATCTTTGGTGACACCAACATTTACAGACGTGCGTTTATAGAGATTCTTAAAAAGTTCTCTTAAACCAGTCGTGTCGAATGTTATTTCAGCTTCCATTAGTTAGGTAATGAAACTCGTGGTGCAGCGAGTACATTTGCAATAAGTTGTGGGCTGATGATCTGGAGATAGAAAGCTCCATATCGTGTTTTGCTAAAGTGAGAGAGCATTGGGTCCTTGGCTATCCGGTCTGGGATCTGAAATCCTTCAGATACGGAGTCTATGCTTTTGGATATCGTCAACCAACTGTATTGGCTGCCCATGCCCTCTTGTGCTGCCAGCAGCTTTTCTACTAATTGGTGTGCAGTTAGGTAGAGAAAAGCTCGACTGAACTCAGCTTGGTTAGTGAAGAGAGCCTGATTAACATTAAACTGAGCATCAAAAAGTGCTCCATTAATGTCATTATCTGTTACTTTTGTCAGATCTGTATTATCTCCAGCACCACCAGAAATAGTGATGATTGGAGGTAATCCATAATTTGAACCACCCGTTACAACTGTGAATCCTGTTACAGATCCGCCAGAAATAGTGGCAATTGCAGTTGCGCCTGTGCCTAAATCTCCCGGAGCCGCCCCCACCGAGACTAAGGGATTGGTGGCGTAACCAACCCCACCAGCTCCGAGAGAAATTGATGTTACTACTCCTCCGCTAATGACGGCAGTTCCTGATGCCCCATACGCAGGTACTGCATATGGGAAATCACGCTGGAATTGCGATTTGAAATCACTAACAGATGGAATAGTAAAGGACACAATTAAGAGTTCTTGCTCTTACGAGGCTTATTACCTTCTTCAAGGGACTTCATCATTGCTTCTAGGTTTTTAATCCTATCATTCAATTCCTGATTTTCTTGAGAAAGTGTTTCTGCTTTTTTGGTTGCTTCTTCAATAGCGTTATCAACGCCTTTCATGTGTTCCATAGAATTAGCATAGACTATGTTTTCTGGAAACATCTTAGTCCATTTTTCAGCTAAATCTGCTGGAACGTCTTTGAATTCACCGCCTTCGATTCTCCATACTTCATGAGTATAAGAACCGAAACGGCTTTTGTTTTTATTGAAGATACGAACGAGCTTCTCTTGAGGAGTTACGGGTTCGGAAGCGACCGCCTTAGTGTCTGCTTGATTGGCTTCTGATGTGAGCATTTTGTATGTGTGGGTTTAGGTTAAAAAGCCTAGCTTCCAATTAGTATTGGAAGCGTAGAACTTCGAGGTTACGATAAACAATAGTACCTGTGTACTGACCATAAGCGGTGTCAGAGAACGCAAAGTTGTTCAATGAGTTAGCTTGTGTGGTTGTATATGGTACAGGAATATCCATGCGTACTGATTCTGCATCATCACGGTAGAGCATGTAATAGTGAAGACCAGCAGGATTGTTTGCAGCATCGCAATAAGCGAGTGGCATAATCTTGAAGTCTTTTTCCATTGGAGCTACTGCCATTTGGAACGCTTTAGTTAGATACTCGATCAATGGTACTGGATATGTACCAACTGTACCTGTTGTAAGTGCTGGTAAACCTGTCCAATCGCCGTAAGGAATTACGAAGCGGTTTGGCATTGCAGTACTATTAGTATTAGCAAAGTAGGTTTGGATTAGAGTCGTTACAAATGTCTGTAAACCAGCAGCATTTAATTGGCTAATTGGGCTAGTAATTAAGCTGGTGTTTGTGTTGATACTTGTATTTGTGAGTAAGCCCGGAATACGGGTATCGGAATCAGAACCTAAGAAGGCAATCTTTTGAATACCAAGATCCCAGTTCTTTTTACGAGCTGCATGTTTGCGTTCGATGATATCCCAGTTGTTAGCACGAAGAGCTTGTTCAACATCGAAGATTGTGTATTGGATGCCTTTTGCCCAGTTTTGGACGTAAGCACTTACACCATCAACTGCAACGTCAACAGATGCTAGACGTGAGTCAGATGCACCAGTGCGTAGGTTGCCTGTTTCAAAGCCATCAGCAACTTCGTATGTACGATTTGTTAAGATATCAGAAGCAAATGCACCATCACCTACAACAACTGGAATATAGTCCGAAGGAGTTGTGGTATAGAACTTTTGTTCTGTTAGCTGCTTTTTGATGTAAGTTAATGTGTCGATAGCAATCTGATAACCAGTTGCTGAATCAGCAACGTCACCTACTGCATTAAGACGAGCATCAATTTGACCGCTTGAATTGTTGCCATCAACAAAGATTGAGCGACCGCTTACATTGCGAGGGGAAAGAAACTGAGCTTCGCAAATTTCGTTATTTCTAACGACTTCGAAAGGCTTTGCTTCATATCCGGGTTCTGCAATTTTACCTGTACCGCGAAAGAAAACGCTATTCATATTATTTAATTCCTTTTAGTTTAAAGTTTCTAGGCGGTTAATTAAGGAGCGATTGTTACGTTACCAGTCGAGTTGTTATAACCCGTGGTTACTTTAACAGAGATTAATTGGTTTGCACCGCTTGCTTGTGTAAGAGCAGTACCGATTGTATAATCACCAGCAGTTGTATCAGCAGCAACCGTAGCATCATTTGTTGAAGTGCTTGGGTTAGTAACTGAAACACGCTGACCACGATTTACGGCAGCAGAAGTCTTGAGTTGGATAATATTGCCGATACCAGCAACTTCAACTTGAGAACCTGCGCTATAATAATTTCCGCGTAAGTTATATGAAATGACACCATATACTGGGCCATCTGAAGGACTGGAGCAAACATCAACGATGATTTGTGATCCAGAATTAGCAATCAACTTAACTGAGCAACCTACTGCAATAACAGGTGCGGTTGTGTTTGGGTTGATTTGGCAAGTTTCCGTGTCAATGTTGGGTTGGCGAGCAACCTGACCGATGGCCGGAGTTTGAACGAACTGATTTTGATTTAATGATAAGTTAGACATGACTATCTATTTTTGGTTGTTATCAGATTTTGCTTTGAGGAATCAGAATAACTTCTTCCCTTTAGCAATCCGGTCTGAAAGTGACCCGGAACTATTCGGACGAGAAAGTTGTTGTACTGCTTGTGCCTGAGCTTCAGCAATAGCTTTGAAAGAAGAATTAGCGCGTTCTTTTGCTGCTGCATTAGCACGATCTAAGTCTGCTTGTTTTTCTGCATCGACTACTTCTGCCTTTGCTTCTGTAGAATGAGGACGGATTGCTTCTTCTTTTGGCTCTGTGACTTTTTCTGATACGTCAGTCATCTTGCCACCTTCCATTTTTGAAGCATCGTGTGGGCGAGCTAAATGCATTACGCCCGGAGCGCAATCATCACGATGTAATGGAGCACTTGGAGCAACGTGTGTAGCGTGAATTGCACCACCATGATGTTGCTTGTAAGCATGAATCAAATGAGCAACATTGTAACGGATACCTTCGTGCTCGATATGATCATCGTGATGTACTGAATGACACATATTATCACGAGCAATTTCTACCATCTCTTGTATGGTAGCTGATTTGCCATCACCGATGTCGATGCGAGCAGTAGGAGCAAGTTCGCTAACATGCTCCGTTTTTTCTTGTTTAGTCAGCGACTTAATCCACTGGAACGGTTTCATAGTTTTTATGTTTTTAGAATTTAACCTGATTTCAGCATCTTCGAATCGTGGCCTTTGATCAGGCGGTACTATCGCTAAATGATGAAATTTAAATTTTTTGATTTCTCTGCCGAAAGGAATGTTATGCCATGTACCACCGGGACCAAAATCTTTGCTGTTCAGTTTTGTTCCTACTGATACGCCTTTATGTTTTGAGATCATATCGCGAGCTTTGTCGTTATCGACAGAACCTTCACAAACAAACCAGCCTTTCTCGGCGTCGTATTCAGCATGATCGACATAGCCTGTGGCTACGTCTTTAAAATCCGTTATGGTTGTTGGTATGTGCCCTATTGTTAATGGACATCCAACTAATGTCTCAAGTGCTTCGTCGATTGTTTCTTTTTTAATCAACTCGACATCGCCACCTTGCACGTCCTTGTAATTAACAAGGCCCGGCTCCATAAAATAACATTTAAATCGCTTACCAGAAGCGACTAAGTTTACACGCTCAGTAAAGATGAGTGCATCATCTTGAGAGGTGTTGGATTCGATTATTGGTTCAGTAAGAGTCAGACATAACAGGAAGGGCTATGTCGGAATTGCCAATTAGGGCAATTTGGGACTCTAACCGATTCAATCTTTGTTTGCGACGTTTTATACTTGTGTCAAGCCTAGCTCGCTTTCTTTCAGAACTTTGTATATCTTCTAAAAGAGCTTTGTGGTTAGCCTTGAGCTGAGAAACTGTAAGTTGTTGATCTATTTTCACGCCAAAACGCCTTCTTCTTTCAAGGTGTTTAAAAGTATTTTAGCAGAGCATCGGCAATTATAGTCCTCGCCCGGATTTGCCCGTCTGCCTGTGTTTAAGTCAACTATTGGTGGATCATCCCAGTTAAATACCTGACCTTCTAGCCTTTCATGGCTATGTCTTACTCTGGCATCTAATTTTGTGTTCCAAATATAACCTGTTGAACCAAATGCTTTAGCTCTTTCTTTGATATATTTAGCTATCAAAATCGAAGCCTGTTGTGAGGATAAAAGATTAGAATGTCTTTTTAAAATACCACGATACAACCTGATACAATCTTTGAGCTTATCGGTTCTTCCGTTATACTTTTTCTGATTATCCACTATACACTTTTGCAAATCTTTGGCAGTTTGAATTGAAAACTCTCTGATTGCTTCATCAAGCGACTCAAATGCTTCTGCATGTATTTGATTCAAAACGCTTTGTGATATTTGATTCTTTTCTTCTTCTGTCTCAGGAATACTGTTATCAAATGCGTTTTTAGCCTTATCGCTAATGGACTGCAAAAATGGGTAAATGTTCAGACCCATTGTCTTACTTTCTTTGATAAATCCTATAATAACAGTAAGCAATGCGATCGACTTATCGTGTATTTCTTTAGCTTTTGCTTTAGATCCTATCAAAGCAGACCTTAACGAATAAGGCATTTTATCTATAGAAAGCACAAAGGTATTGGTTTTTGTATCAAACTTAGCACCTAAAGATCTCAAATCTTTACTCAATTTGGAGTTAAGATTGCCATAAAATGTATCACCAACGTACCAAATAGTACCTTCATTTAACGCTGCTATTAGCGGAGACTCAACTAGACCATATTTAGATACATCGTAATTTGGTCTTTCTTCAAAAAGTCCATCAACTTCCACAATGTCATTTAATGGCTTGAAAATGACATCATCAACCAATGCGGTTAGTTCTTGTTCAAGAGAAACGCACCATCTTTCGGGGTAAACTAATGGCTCAAAGGTTACTTGCATTAGTCGTTTACTAAAATCTTCTTTTTAGCCTCTGCATTAGTTTTTGCCTTACCGAAATCTTTCTTAGCCCCTTCGATGCCAGACTTAGCTTTTTGTTTATCAGCTTTTATCTTCATCATTTCAATAGGTTCTACATCACGCACTCCTATGAGCACATCGGTATCTACACCAAGTAGTCCTTCGATCTTAAGTTCTTCACTAGCTTCTTGAGCAGTCGAAAGACCAGCTTCGAAGCGTTCCATGATACGAGTTTGCTTTTTAGTTTTAACATCTTCTGCCTCATTACCGCTAAGAACACGAAGTGGTTTCCATGCGATATCAATTTCTTCTGGGATAAA